TATACTACGGGATGAGGCGCAACTCTCCCTTTAGCGTCTCAAGGCGAGGCAGCTCCTCCCCACCAAATGGGTCTGCCTCGCCACTAGACGTGCTGTAGTACTTTCTGCTACTATGGCTTTGTGTACACATTTAGGAGACTGTAATGGCTGTCGAGAAACAGATGGAGCCATCAGACTTAGACATCGAAGGCACAGACGCACAAGAGATTGAAGTAGAGATTGTCAATCCCGATGCCGTGTCCATTGGTACTGACGACGGTGGGATGATAATTGACTTTGAAGGTAGCTTGACTGAAGAGCTTATTGGCCCTGAACACGATGCTAACCTAGCCGATTTCATCGACGAAGCTATTCTACAGTCTATGGCATCTGAGCTTGTAGGTGATTTTGAGTCTGATCGTGAATCTCGACAGGATTGGGCGAGAGCTTACGTCAAAGGTCTTGACCTGCTGGGTATGAAGATCGAAGAGCGCAGCCAACCGTGGCAAGGTGCGTCTGGTGTATTTCACCCAGTCCTAACTGAAGCAGTTGTTCGGTTCCAAGCGCAGGCAATGGGAGAGTTGTTTCCTGCATCTGGCCCTGTACGCACGAAAATCATGGGCAAAATGACCCCTGAAAAGTTAGATCAGGCCGACAGAATCCAGACAGAGATGAACTATCTTCTGACTGAAGAAATGACAGAATACCGCGATGAGACCGAACAAATGTTGTTCAAGCTACCTCTTGCGGGTTCAGCGTTTAAGAAAGTTTATTATGATCCACTAGAAGATCGCCCTGTGGCTATGTTTGTCCCAGCGGAAGACTTCGTTGCGTCTTACGGTGCGTCAGACCTCGCGTCCTGCCCACGGTACACGCACATAATGAAGAAGACCTCTAACGAGATACTAGAGCTACAGGTTGCAGGGTTCTACCGTGACGTAGACTTGCCAGACCCAGAACCAGATTTCTCAGACATCCAAGAAAAATATGACGAGCTTGATGGGGAGCATGCAGTCATAGAAGATGATGATCGCCACACAATCCTTGAGATGCATGTTGTTATGAACATGCCGGAAGAGTTTGACGATCCAGACGGTATTGCACGTCCTTACGTCATCACTATTGATAAGACTTCCCGTGAGATTTTAGCAATCAGACGGAATTGGTATGAAGATGACGCAAAGAAAAAGAAACGACTCCACTTCGTTCATTACAAATATTTGCCGGGACTTGGCTTCTATGGAACGGGACTTATCCACCTTATCGGCGGATTGGCTAAGTCTGCGACTTCAATACTGCGTCAGCTCATTGATGCTGGTACATTATCTAATTTGCCAGCAGGTCTTAAAGCTCGTGGTCTCCGCATCAAGGGTGATGACACGCCTCTTATGCCGGGCGAGTTCAGGGATGTGGATGTTCCGGGTGGGGCTATACGTGATTCGATTACGTTCATCCCTTATAAAGAGCCGTCGAGCGTACTCTACTCGCTACTTGGAAACATTGTCGAAGAGGGCAGACGTATTGGCTCAGTTGCGGACATCCAAGTAGGTGACATGAACTCACAGGCACCTGTGGGTACGACTTTAGCCCTAATGGAGCGATCCATGAAGGTGATGAGTGGTGTGCAGGCACGTATGCATGCAGCCATGAAAAACGAGTTACGATTACTAGCACGTATCATCCGTGACTATATGCCAGCCGAATACGCATACGAGATGGACGGTGACTTTGATCGTCAACGTGATTTTGACGCTCGTGTAGATGTAATTCCTGTTTCCGATCCTAATGCTGCAACCATGTCCCAGCGTATCATGCAGTATCAGGCGGCGTTGCAGCTATCCCAACAAGCCCCCCAGTTGTATGATATGGGTAAGCTGCATCGTCAAATGCTAGAAGTTCTTGGTATTCAAGACGCAGATGACATCATCAAGCTACCAGAGGACATCAAGCCTGCTGATCCTGTGACTGAGAACATGATGCTCTTGAAGCAAGAGCCAGTTAAAGCCTTCAAGTACCAAGATCACGAAGCACACATCGCAGTCCATATGGCTGCAATGCAAGACCCGAAAATGCGCGAGCTAGTTGGTCAGTCACCATTTGCACAAGCGATTGGTCAGGCTATGGCAGCACACGTTACAGAACACGTTGCGTTCCAGTACCGCCGTGAGATTGAGAAGATGCTTGGCGTAGAAATGCCAAATGAAGATCAACCGCTACCAGAAGATATTGAAATAGAAGTCTCTCGCTTGGCAAAAGATGCCGCAGAAAAGCTACTTCAGAAAGACCAGATGGAAGCGCAACAGCAGCAAATCCAACAACAGCAGCAAGACCCAGTTGTCCAAATGCAGCAGATGGAATTGCAGATGAAACAGCAAGAGCTGCAGCATAAAATCCAAATGGATACAGCTAAACTACAGCTTGATGCAGAACGTATTTCCGCCGAGAACCAACGCGAAGGGGCGCGTCTTGGTGTGAAACTTGCCACCGATCTGGACAAATCACAACGTGAAGACCAGAAGGAAGGTGCAAAACTTGGTATTGAAATAGCAAAGGAGCTAACAAAGGGAGATGGATGACATTTTCACGCTGTTAAAGCGGAAGATCGATGAGTACGAGGAAGATATAAAGAACTTTCTCGCGTCAGGGCAAGCTGAAGACATGGCGATGTATAATCGTATCGTAGGGAGAAACGAGGCACTTCAGTTTGTAAAACAAGACCTAAGTGAGCTTGAGAAGAGATATATTGAACAATAACATCTTTTCAGGTAATCTCTAACTTGGGAGTACTTCGTGGATAGTCCACGCAAGGTATCTGTGAACCTATAATCACTGCAAGGTAAAGTATGTATACTGCAAACAAGGAAACAGAGGACAAGGTAGCCTCTAAACTACCTAAACCACAAGGATACAAAATCCTTATTGGCGTACCAGAAATGAGTGACAAGACCGAAGGTGGGGTTATTATGCCAGACGGTCTTAAATCTGCAGAAGAAACAGCATCTATTATTGGTTTTGTAATGGCATTAGGCCCAGATGCGTATGCAGATGAATCAAAATTTCCAAATGGGGCTTTCTGTAAAGAAGGTGACTTTGTAATCTTTCGATCCTATTCAGGCACTCGATTCAAGATTCATGGAAAAGAGTTCAGACTTATTAACGACGACACTGTGGAAGCAGTGGTCGATGATCCACGGGGGTACGCAAGAGCATGAATAATTTAGCAGAAGAACAAGAGTTCGAAGAAGAAACAGTCGCAGAAGCTATTGAAAAGGCTCAAGGAAGTCCGATAGCCACTGAAGACGATGATGACGGTTTCGAGATTGAAGTTGTAGACGACACGCCTGACGAAGACAAAGGTAAGCCTCGCCGTGCCGAAAACGCTGAACCACAAGTTCCTAGTGATGATGAAGTTGAGAAGTATAGCGAAGGTGTGCAGAAGCGCATCAAACAACTTAAATTTGAGTACCATGAAGAACGCCGTGCTAAAGAAGAAGCAGCGCGTCTTCAGGAAGAAGCCTTAAAATACGCACAGCAGATACAACAAGAGAACGAAAAACTTCGTAAGACCTTGGAAGAGGGCGAAGGTGTTCTTGTCAATCAAGCCAAAGGCCGCGTAGCTGCAGAGCTTGATAAGGCAAAGGCTGCGTACAAAGCTGCTTACGAGTCTGGCGATCCTGATGCGTTAATTGAGGCACAGGAAAAGCTAACAATACTGCAGAACGAAAAGATTCGATATGAGAACTACAAGCCGCAACCTCGCCGAGAGCAGCCTGTAGCACAGCCGCAGTATCAGCAACAAACACCGCAGCCACCAAAGCCAGATCAACGTGCGTTGGACTGGGCTGCAAAGAACGATTGGTTCGAGAAAGACCCTGAAATGACAGGGTACGCTTACGGACTACACGAGAAGCTCGTTAGAAACGGTATTGATCCGAGAAGCGATGAGTATTACAATCAAATTGACAACGCGGTTCGCCGCGTGTTCCCAGATAAGTTTGATGATGGGCCTGTAATTGAGGAATCTGCACCCCAACGTCAAGCTGGCAACGTGGTTGCCCCTGCCGCTCGAAGTGGCAAAAAACCACGCAAAGTGCAACTGACCTCAACGCAGGTCGCTCTCGCCAAGCGGCTTGGTCTGTCAAATGAACAATATGCGGCGCAATTAATGAAGGATATGAAATAATGTCGAACCGAAACTCACGCACTACAGAGACCCGCGAAGCGGATCAACGCAAGGTGTCATGGTCGAGACCTTCGATGTTACCTGTCCCCGAACCCAGACCCGGTATTGAATACCGTTGGATTCGCACATCAACACTTGGACAGAGTGACAACACGAATGTTTCTTCTAGATTTCGTGAGGGATGGACACCTGTTCGTGCAGAAGATCATCCAAACCTTCAAGTTGTGTCTGATATCGATTCTCGATTTACAGACAATATTGAGGTCGGTGGGTTATTGCTTTGTCAGAACTCAACCGAAAACGTGCAAGCTAGACGTGATGAACAGAATCGTCAGGCGGCAAGCCAGATGCAGGCTGTTGATAACAGCTACTTGCGCAACTCAGACCCTCGTATGCCCGTTCTGAATCCAGAGCGAAGCACACGATCATCGTTTGGCAAGTAACCTTTCGGGGGAGCTTGCTTTGGTTGAAACTCAGATTGTGAGGAAATAGAGCTATGGCTACTACAGCAGCTCCTTATGGCCTACGTCCAGTCCGCAGTGCGGATGGTAAGCCATACGCTGGGGCAACGTCCCAGTATCTCATCGATCCTGCAGGTGAAGCAACAAACCTATTTTATGGGCAAGCTGTCATCATCGGGGCCGATGGTTATATCGCGCTGGCAACTGGTACAGGTGCAGACCTGACCACGAACAGCATTTCAGGCACAACAGGCGTTGGCGCAATTGGCGTTTTCGTAGGTTGTGAATATGTAAACTCTTCAGGCCAAACAGTTCAGGCTCAGTACTATCCATCAGGCACAGCCAATGGTGGTGCGATTAAAGCCTACGTGATTGACGATCCAAACGTACTATTCCAAGCGCAGCTTGATGGTGCAGGAGCGCAAACCGTAATTGGCACAAACACATTCTTTGCAGCAGCACAGACTACCTCAACAGGCGACACTGCCTATGGTAACTCTACATCTGCATTGGATGCGACTGTGGTAACTACAGCAGCGGCATTCCGTATCGTTGCTCATGTGTCACCTGCAAGTGATGCGTATCCAGATGTACTTGTTAAGTTCAATCCGGGCGCACACCAGATGACAAACAATGTTGGCTTATAAGGAGATTAGACTATGGCTATTTCACGCGCCCAGCTCCTTAAAGAGCTACTACCCGGTCTGAATGCTCTATTCGGTCTTGAGTACGACAAGTACGAGAACGAGCATGCAGAGATTTACGAAACTGAAAACTCAGAGCGTAGCTTTGAGGAAGAAGTCAAATTGTCAGGATTTGGCGCAGCCCCAGTGAAAGCTGAAGGCCAAGCTATTTCATACGACAATGCACAAGAATCGTTCACAGCTCGCTACAACCACGAAACGGTTGCAATGGGCTTCTCTATCACTGAAGAAGCGATGGAAGACAACTTGTACGATTCACTATCTGCTCGCTACACCAAAGCACTAGCTCGCGGTATGGCATACACAAAGCAGGTAAAAGCGGCTTCTTTGTTGAACACAGGTTTTGACACGTTCACTTCAGGTGACGGTTCATTCTTGTTTGCAACAGACCACCCAACTACTGCAGGCGGCACAAACTCAAACCGTCCAGCAGTTGCAGCCGACTTGAACGAAACATCGCTTGAGCAAGCGGTTATCGATATCGCAGCGTTCACTGACGAACGTGGCCTATTGATTGCAGCTCGCCCACGCAAGTTGATCGTTCCACCTGCGCTTATGTTCGTGGCGACTCGTTTGCTACAAACAGAACTACGCACAGGTACAGCGGATAACGACATCAACGCATTGCGTTCGAATGGTTCGATCCCTGAAGGCTACCGTGTCAACCACTACCTAACTGACACAGATGCGTTCTTCATCACTACAGATGTTCCAAACGGCATGAAGCACTTTGTGCGTACAGCTATGGCGACATCTATGGACGGTGACTTCGACACAGGTAACGTGCGCTACAAAGCGCGTGAGCGTTACTCATTCGGCGTATCTGACCCACTAGGTATCTACGGTTCACCGGGTGCTGCATAAGTTCAATTGAACTTTTAGAAGGGGCTGTTAACGCAGCCCTTTCTTTTTTTCTGGAGTATGCTATTCTGCGTTTGGGGCAACATTAGCCTTGCAGACAGGATTCCGCCCCACCTGACGTTGCACAGACTGCTAGGCAAAACCTTGTGCAAGGGGTATTAATATGGCTTCAACTACATTCTCAGGCCCAGTGACATCTACTGGTGGTTTCGTTGGCGATGTTACAGGTGACGTTGTTGGTACAATCAAAGTTCCTACATACACAGTAGCAGGCGCACCGTCTGCATCAACTGCTGGCGCAGGTTCTGTAATTTATGTCTCAAACGGTGCGGCTGGCTCTGCTATCTTAGCTTTCTCTGACGGAACAAACTGGAAGCGTTCTGACACAGGCGGCACAATCGCAGCATCATAATGGGGGTGACTTATGGGACTTATTCCTAAAGAAGAACCCAGTGCAGAAGAGCTTGCGGCTCGTGGCATAGGCGTGAAAAAAGTTCGCGCACGAAACTCAGACGGAACGCTAAAAGCAGATGATCCTTCTACGCCTGATGTAAATGAGGCATGGGAAGAAAAGCCTGTAGCAAAGAAGCGTGGTCGTCCTAAAAAGAAAAAGGACTAACGTATGCGCTCTGATGTACAATCCAAACGCTTAACGGCTACGGGGTCAGCGGGTGTTGGCCCTGCGCGTATCCGTCAGATTCAGGTTCTTACCGCTGCAGGAACGCCCCGCCTAACCATTACTGATGGTAACGGTGGGTCTACAGTTCTTGACCTAGATTTCATTCAGTCTGACTCCCACTCAGTAAACATTCCGTCTGATGGCATTCGTGTC